CGTATATGAGAAAGTAGAGAGCACCCAATGAACAGTGCTCTCTACTATACACGTTCACACCACACCCGTCACACGATGCAGTCATAACACAATCCCTACCACACCAGTTATTCCAGCAACTATACATGCCGCAATAACCGTTTCTCTTCAAGCTTTCACAAGAACATCACCGCCAATACAGCTAATCCAACACCAACGACAGAAGCGCCAACTACAACAAGTTGCCAAACGAACCTATACCACAGCACATCTTCAGCAATCTCATACACATCACGCTTTTCCATCATAGCTCTCTTTCTCGACTAGAATCACGTCGTATTTCTTGTCGATGTACTCCCACAGATAATTCTCGCGCTGCCACTTCAAGTCCTTGTAGTAAAGGACAAAGTGAGCGATTCCAAGACCTACACCAAGCAGGCAAGTAAGCGCCCATGCCACAGCAATCAAATCAGTAATCGTCATCAATATAACCTTTCTTCCCTATAGTCAGTATAGCACAAATAAGATAACCAAACCAGCTACCAACTATAAATGCACCGATAATCCAAGGCAAACTATCCATATCTTAACACCCCCTCCCACGGGTAGCTATAAAATCCACCCTCGCTAATCTCATTACCAGTCTGGTCACCAGGCTGACCGCCTGTGATTCCACCGAACTCGTTGATGTGAGCACCCACATTCATGTTCTCTCCAAGGTATATCTCTGTGTGCGATGAAATGTTTAGCAGAATATCGCCACGTTGCAACTGCGAAGCTGAATTACCAATCCCAGATAACCACTTAAAACCAGCAGCGGTAAAGTCAGCAATCATAGACCCTGTATATCCGCTATGAACAGGCAAGTCAAAGCCACCGCCAACACGGAACGCTTCATACACTAGGCTTGCACAGTCATAATCAGGACCCCATCGAGAACCTTGGTCATAGCCGTGACTGTTATCACGTGCTATTGCAAGCGCCCATTTAATTGCATCCTCAACACCTTGACCGCCTGGCGCTACAGAACCGCTACCAGCGTTCAAGTTCTGTGCGCTCAACTTGGTGAACATCGAACATTTCATCCATGAATGTCTCCAACGATTGAGAACGTAAAGATTCTGCTCCCAAGTTTCTTCTGGTTTGAAACGGTAGAACATAGAATCGTTGAAGTAAACGTAGCCATCATCGCCGACGGTTCCGATGTAAGCAACTTCCTGACCATTCGCTTTGGTCGCGTTGATTGTGATAAGTTCAGCCATCAGCGATACCTCCCCAACTGTTTCATGCACTTGATGAACTCTCGTAGATGGTACTGCGCTTCTTTGCCAATTTCCGGGTCGGAAACTTCCAGCTGTTTCTTTCCAGTATCGCAAATTCGTACCTGAACCGTTGCAGTAACATACATGTCACTTTCCACCGCGTATTTAACATGCACTGTATCTACCATATCGCCATTTTCAGTAGTGATGATCATAATCCCATCCTTACAATATCCTTGAACCAGTTATGAAGTCTCTGATTCTCGTAGTATACACAACCCAAGTCATAAGCGTTCTTTAAGTTCTTCAAATGCACGCTGTTCTTGAAACCCTTCAAAAGCAATGTATTCGGTTCGTGTGTTTCTGTAGTAGTAGCATACACTAAACGGCACTGTTTGTCAACATCATCGCTGATGTAGTATCGGCCATTCCTATAGTCACGCCATACGCCAATCATGTCATCGTAATATATGAAGGTGAACTGGTATTCAGCATCCTTACTCTTCTTTCCGATGAAATGCGGGTTATCGCGCAAGAACTTGTTTTCGGCTGCATAAGCGGCGTAAGCGGATCCTTCAATTGCCTGATAGAATCTGGTAGCCTTCTTTGCTTCGATAAGTTCGGGTGGGGCAACCATCTGTACCATGAAGTCACCACGTCTGTACATATCTGACTTGTAGGGCATTTCAAGTCCGAAGTAGTCGAAGTAAGGGTTAGTGGAAGCAATGGCGTTTCCAAGGAACCAACATCTAACATCGTAGTCTCTAGCGCCTGGTCGTGCAACCGATTCGTACAGTTCAAGAAAAGCGGTTACCTCGTCTGGAAGGTATCGCTGCTGCGATGTGGTGTTGTCGATAATAAACTCGTCAAAGATAATGTCTCGAACATTGTCCAGCGCATCAGACTTCATCTTACGTGCCGTGGATAATGCTTGCGCATATCCGCATATCTCCTTGTCGATATGAAGCACGTTTGCTTCTGCCCACAACGCATGACCCTCGAACTCGCATTGAACATGATTGAATATACGCCCAGACTTCTGCGTGGTAAGCGTTTTCAGTTCTTCCTCCGAACGGCGAACGTACATATAGCGGTATCCATGTTTCTGGTAGCGCTCTGTAAGGTATTTCAACAAGCCATAGGTTTTTCCAGCGCCGCGAATGCCAAGGATGAAATTGAACAGGCAGTTGTAGCTTGCTGCTTGCGGTATGTTCCAGAACTTAGACAATACTACTCCTTATACAGGTAGGCGCGCCATCATGCAATGCAAGCGACGCGCCTGAAACAAGGGTTGCTAACCGAAAGGGATGGCACAGAGCGGGCTTCTCTCCGTATTGAAGCGTGTACCGTATCAGGGTATGCCCCACGCATTCAAGACACCAGCTTACCTTTGCGGCGCATACCCATTTTACCATTACTTCTTGGTGATTTCAACCCTGTATTCATCATTTTCAAGAACCGAAGATTTCGGGTTTTCCACAGATGGTGGATTGCTTGTGGAATACCCTGCGTAAAGACCCCATGCTTTCGCGTCTCCGAAGAAGTGGTTAACGTCCAAGTTTCCACTGTAACCGCTAACCACCCCGTCGGATGCGTACTGCCAGCATACCACAAGACCATCGGTTTGGGGAATATCGCCTGGGTCATAATCAAGAGACGGGTTCGTTACTGCTGGATATGATGCAATCCACCTTCCGCAGTTAGATTCCACACCTCCCTGATTGAAGCGCCAAGGATTGGCATATATCCAAGGCCATATACCAGTGCGCTCATGAACATGTCTAACGAATTTGTTGACCCATGAAACGCTTTGGTTTTCCTCCCAGTCAAGAACAGGAATGCCGTGGTTGAAATAGTTAAGCGTATTCTCTATGAAGTAATCGGCTTCCGCAACGGCATCATCGGCTTTGGCGTAGTGATAGAATCCCCATAGCTTACCGCTGCTATTGCAACGATGGATAACAGGGTCGCAGTATGGGTTGACGTAGTTCACTCCCTCCGTTGCCTTTGCTATTACGAAGTCAACAGGCATGTTCTGAACTTGAATGTCACCTTGCCAGCTTGATACGTCAATTCCTTTTAGCATGTTCGCCCTCCACATCGTTAGATATGCTGAACAGTTTGAGCAGTTTTGAATCTTTAAGTTCAGGATTGATTTCTGCGGCATTTTCTGTAATAGAAACCAATTCCATTGCAAAGATGATAACGCAAGCTGGAATAACAAGAGGGATAGTTATGCCAAGGTCTGGAACGTGCATGACAAACAGTTCACACATCCATGCCAGAATAATCAGTAGAATCAAAGTCCCCTTGTGGAAAAGGCCTTCACGCATCTGGGTTGACTGAATGTCCTTGTTCTTCCAAGCAGCCATGAAGCCTGTGATAATATCGAAAACCATCATCACAAGGCAAGCTATGATAGCCCACATCATCTGCTCTGAAAGACCCAATTGTTGAAAGTCCATAATCACCCCTAATACCAGTTGTCGGATATGTTGAAATTTATTCCCGAAAGGAAAAGCGTTGCCGACGCATAATCGAACGGAAGCGTCATAGTGCCGTCTGCGTTCACGGTCATAACCACCATTCTGTCAGATCCGTCATTGACCACTACGGGTATCTTGACAACTTTCTGCGGTCGGCAACCATCGGGCAATGTGGCGAATGGCTCGTTAGCCGTGTAGTCAGTCAATGTCCAATCGCCGATAGGTTGAACATCGTTGGTGCATGAAAGCATAACAACGTCTGTATCAACAACCTGCCCAGCGGACGCTACCAAAAGGTAGCGTCCTTTGAAGGTCGTGAAAACGTTCGGGTTTCCTTTGTCCGCTGGGTCAGCCATAGTCTACCCCATATACATTGGGAAGAAAACGCTTCCCATGATTCGGGTTCCGCTTGGGATGTTCGCAGATGCGGGAATCTTCACCAGCTTGTTGTCGAAGTCGATGGCGATAGGGGTGTTCTCGCCGCCCACCGAGCACATTCCGATGGTTTTGATTCCCGTATTCGTGGATACCATAGGTGGCATTGCCCCGATTGTAACATATCCTCCATCAGGCGTTTTCTCTACCGTCGTGGTCAGGTCGAATACACCAGCATACCCGATGTTAAGAAGCTGGTAATAAGCGCTCAACCCTGTGTTAGGCGTATTTCCAACAGCAGATTGGAACTCCCATGACACACGATTTCGCATACTGGTCTGGAAAGGGTTAAGAAGTTCTGAACCCGCATTTATGCGATTGATGCACTCTGCCCTTCCAAGGAAGGTGGCAACGTTGTACGTTCTCGGAACACGTCCAGGGAAAAAGCCGTATTCGATGCTAACGCCGTATGTGTTCGTAGCACCAGAATAAGTGCGGCATAGGAACTGGGTGTACCCTTCGGGAACGTACATGATGGCGTTCTTCACGCTGATGCTGGCGGTAGGGGTTACATCGGTAGGAACCATGACAAGCGCTTCGATGGTGTCGCAGTAAACATTGTTGGCAACGATAACATCAGGCGTGGTTACGCGGAACATATTCGTTCCGCTGAATGTCCCCGCAGTAGTCCTAATCCATGAATGGATGTTCGTGAGAAGCGTGCTGCCTTGGTCGAACCTGAATGCCGTCAGACAGTCTTGCGTAACGATGTTGTCGAAGATGCAATCAGCCCGTCGCACGTACACTCCATATTGAGCGGTATTCTGCGCGACAAGGTAAATAGTGTTGAACACGGCTTCGTATCCAGATGAGGCACTTCCAGCGATCGTTTGAAGCCCAGTCCCAGTGAAGTTGATGATACGCGCTCTGGAAACGGTGCAACGTGTGGCCTGCGCGGAAAAGCCCTGCGCATTCCCATTGCAATCCAGAATGAAGTCGTGCATATCGCAGTTCATAGCTTCCATAGTGATGCAGAAACCGCTTTGATTAGGCTTCATTTTGATCGTCGCGTTGAAGCCATTCAAAGATTTAACGGTTGTCGGAATGGTGAATGCACCGCAAAGATACGTCTTTCCAGGTTTCATTGCAAGGCTTTCGCTGCTTGCCAGCCATTGCCGGATTGCGTTGGTGTCATCAGTTACACCGTCGCCCTTGGCACCGAACTGTTCAGGAACGTTGAAGTTGTCAAGATAGCCAACTTCTGTTTGAAGGTTGCCAACATCCCCGCCAAGCTGTGCTACCTCTTGGCGGTACTGCTCAATCTGCGCATTGTAATTGCCAGTCAGCGCCCAGTAGTCCTCATTGGAAACGTCTATTCCAGCAGGAACGAACTGTCGGCTGGTATAGCTGTTTCCTTGATTGAGGACGATAGTAAGCGGCTCATAGGTCTGCGTATTGTCCCACTGCAACGGGTCTGCTAACAGGGGAACGTACCGCGCCCCCACATACTCACGAACAGCCATATCTACCTCACTTTCTCCGCCAGTTGATTGACGGTGTACGGGGAATCTACATCCCAATTTAGCATAAGCCTACCATAGGTGTCAAGGGTGTAGTCCGCACCCGTGTCGAAAACAATGTCTGACCATCCTTCTGGAATGTAAGCGACGAAATAACCCTCAAGGGTCAACCCGAAATACACCTGCCTTACAAGCGTAGTGAATATCCATGAAAGATGATTGTCAATCCATTGGACAACCTGTTCTGCGTAGTAATCATCGAAGCCGCTTTCCATGAACTGCTTGAACAGTTCGTACAGTTCCGTGACGTACTGGTACAGTTTTTGCGTGTCATCGTTCAGTTCGTTGACGTTCTCCATCGTGGTGTTGAGATATCTCGTCACATTGCAAAGAACCTCGTAATACGAGATTTCATCGCCATAAACGGACGGAAGAACTCGTTGGCAGAAGTAACGGAACGGGGTGAGCGTGTCGGGGAACGGAAGAACAGGGGGCTTTGGAATCGGTGTTGCCATATCTTTCTCCTTACCAGATAGTCATGAAGCATTGAGCCAATTCTACATCATGCACAATGCTGTTGTCAATGTTCAGGAACGTGTCACGATACAGTTGCAACAGTTCGGATTGAGGTCTGGAATAGCCGCTTTCAGAACGCTCTGCCATGTTGTCGTACTCCCCGCTGCTGCTGGACGTTCCGCTTGCGTTCGCGCTGTCTTCGTCAATGGTGACGTTGGTTGCGTATTGCAGGTTCTTAATCTGCGTCGGTATCATTTCGCTCTGCGGGGTGTCCTGATAGACGTTCTGCTGGTTGGCGCTGGATCGGCTGGTATTCTCTCCCGTGTTGGAAGCATTGCCCCATGCGTGTTCCGTGTGCTTCAAGTTGCGGTCGCCCAACGGTTCCATGCCCTTTGCCAAGCGCTCCGATTCGTAAAGCTGGTTGTAGTAAGGCATGATAAGGTGCATCGCATCCCGAACGAACATCCTGAACCTGCCAACTGTTTCAGCGCCTATCTCGCGGGTGTAGTAGTGACGGATTATTTTGTCGTTCAACGTCTCCCTGTACGCTTCATCGAACAAAGGGTAATCGTCAAGGCCGAGCGTCTTGTAGGCGAAAGGCCAGCTATCCTCAACCAGCGGCTTTCCAGCATCGTTGAGCGTCTGTTCGACGATCCAACGAAGCTGCGTCGTGTACTTGCTCATTTTACCTACCTCCTTTCAATGCTCTTTTCAGCGCTTTCCACAGCGAACCGCCCCCATAGCCGGTATCCCCGCCCTTGTCAATCGTTCCGGATTGCATACCTTCAACGGGTACGGTTCCCCCTTCGTCGGTGCGAATGTACATACCCGAACGGAAATCGCAGTCAATGTCAAGCCCGAACATTTCATTGACCTCTTTGCAGAACTGCTTGCGGCTGTTCAACCTCGTGAAGCGCTGGGCTTCAACGTCCCCCATGTTTCCCAGCACCTCGTCGGAAACCATTCGCTCCTTCTTATCGGTATTCGTGTTCTCGATGCCCAGATAGGTGAGCGCTTCGTTCCATATCTGGTGCTTGACAACCTGAATCTTGTCAGCCACGTAAGGGCTTACCGTGTCCAACACCTCAACTCCTGACAAGTCAAGGTCTTTGTCAGCCCAGCATACGGGCATGAAGCCGTCAACCTGCGCGAACAGGTTTTGAAGCGATAGGCGCTGCTTCTCCGAACATTTCACGATTCTAGGCGTTTTCTGCTGCGCTATGTTCGTGTACACGCTGCGTTCGCATTGCCACAGAATCTTGGCGTAAAGGTCAAGTTGCAGAAACGTAGGTACTCCCAAGTTATCGTTGAAGCAGATAACGGAGTTGGTTATGTCGAAGTTCATAACGCTGTGCTTGGGGTCGACTGTGTACGCCTGACGTTGCTTGGGGATGTTGTAAATGTCGAAAGCGCCGTTCATCACCATCCGAAGCATCGCGTAACCGTCTGGCGAACGCTGGTCGGGGTCATCCTTGATTGCCTCATCGTAAACGAACAGGCACATCCCGTTAGCCAGAAGCCACCGTTCAATCATCCGCTCGTTGATGCCACGTGGCAGGTTCTTCCACTCGAACACGGAAACTGCCAAGTCGTACAAGCGCCACATATATGAAAGATAGGTTTCATCGTTCAGCCAGTCGTTTTCCCTCTGCTGATTGTTGCCCTGCAAGCCTTTCGGGATAAGACCGTTGGGAAGCCTGAAACCCGTGTACATTCCTGGGGTCAGCATATCAACTCCTTAGATGATTGAATTGGATAGGGCATAGTTACCCACATCGTTAGTATGCCAGAAAGTCAACCCTCTGTCAAACAGCGAGTTTATTCGTTTCAACACGTTGGCGGGAACCTTTCCCACCACGCTGGAACCGTTGGTCTTGACGTAGTTCCACGACTGTCTGCCAGTGATGTTGGGAACCTTGTTCTCTGCCACCAGATAACCGTACACGCTGTAAAAGTCATCAATCTGCTTCGCCATTTCATACCGACAAGCGTACTTCCTGAAACCGACGGTATAGGATCCGACGTTTACAAGAGACGTGGTTGAGTTAAGCCCTCCGCGAGCCGTATTCGGTGTTCTCGTCAACCTCGACAAAGCCGCATAGGCGTTGGTCTGGTCTTGAACATTGTCAACAGCGCCATTCAACATGCCCCCAATATCAAGGTTGAGCGCTGAATTGATGATTGACTGCCCACCGTTTACAGCATTGTTCGCAATCGGCAATTCCACAAGGGAATTGAACTTCAATCCGAACATATCAACTTGGCTCTGACCGTACATATTAGCCCACGCCTGATATACCCATGTGCAAGTTGGGAAGTCGGCCATGTATATGGCTTGCTCCACCGAGCGTCCAGCGTTGCCGTTGTAGTTCTTCGGAATGTACGCTAGGGTCGAGGATTGCGTGCAGCCGCCCGTCTTGTCAAACGAAGCAACTCCTTTCGTCCCGAAGAACTCTAGCCTGAACTTCTGGTTGCCGCCGTTGAAGTTGGTAACCTCGAAGTATTGATTGGGATAGCACAGCGTCTTGTTGTTCTTGGGGGTGTAGCCGTTCAATGACCCCATGCCGACGCTTAGACTGTAATCCTCCGTAGGCGTGCCAGCAGCAGCGTCAACCCAATAACCCCACCCATTGTCTTTGGCGACCTTGTTCTGAACGCAGAACTCTGGAACCAGGTATATGGCGCTGATAGCGTCCTGCTGACCGTTGGAAGCAAGGGCGTTGATAAACGACTTCAAGTCCCCTATGTTCGTGAACACCGACAAAGAACACCCTGAATACACGCCCATGTAGGTGTCCCCGCCTACATTCACGTATGTTCCGTCTTTCAACGGCTCGACGGCAGAAGCGACAACAGGATACAGGTATTGGTTCTGGTTGTCGAAAGAGTAATAGTCGATAATCAACTCCCCTGGGTCTAAACCTTCATCCTTGATATGAGCGCCTATAGCATCGTTATTAACATGCTCTCGCTCTACCATGCAAGACTTCACGGTGCAATCTGGGAACCACGTCTGCATAATGTCAAGTTCAAGATGAAGCCTAGACGATTGAGGATTGACGTACTCAATATCGTTGATGAACGAATAGAACCAGCGGTCACCGTAGTTCTCATTTTGAAACATACAATAATTGTAGCCGTATAAGGTTTCTGCATTGAACGGAACAACTACGCTGTTGTCAATCCGCTGGTATGTATAGTCATCACGACGAAGCGCGGTAGGACAAAGCGATGCGAAGTGCTGCTGCTGCGCCGCTCTGTCTGCGATATAGCGGACGTGCCTGTACGATGCATCGAACGGAACGGTGCCGATGTAGATATTGGATGACGGTTGGAAAGCCATAATCTCACCTCCATAAAGAAAAGGGGCGGTTTCCCGCCCCTAGAGTTTTCGACGGGTTTCTTTAAGCGCCCGTGGAAACGGTGATGGTGCTGGTGCCGCTCTTGGTGGAATCGGCGATGCTGGTAGCCTTGACGGTGAGCGTCGTGGCAGTCTCGTCCTTGGCAACGTGAACCTTTCCAGCGTCGGACACGTAAGAGCCAGTGGAGTTGTTTCCAGTCATAGCCCACTGAACGCCCTTGTTGATAACGCCAGTACCCACCACGGCTACTGAAAGCTGCAAGTCAGCGCCAACGGGAAGGGTCGCAGTGGTCGGGGTCACCGTCACGCTCGTGATGCCGGCGGCAACGTCGGAATACGCGATAGCCTGCGCGAACGGGCTGAGGGAAAACGTTTTCCACACGTGGTAGTTGTAGTTCCAGTAAAGACCCTTGCCGTTGTAGTTCTCGGTCATCTTCTCGAAGTTGTCCCAGACCTGCCAGAAGTCGATGGAGGTCATAAGCGCGGGAACGCCGTTCAGGATGGTGATTTCATCCTCCGTCCAAGGGGCGAACGACGGGTCGACGTTTCCGTTCTCGTCGGTGAACAGGTCGGTAAGGCGCTGCCAGTCCATGTCAACGAACGAATCAACGCCGATGACGTGACCCATGAATTCGGCGTATTCAAGGTTGTACGCAGCAGCAAGCACGTTAAAGTCCATGACCGATTCAAAGTCGGCGGTGATGATAAGGTACTGGTCGTCGATGTCGGTGTGCGTGGTAACGCCGCTCATGGTGAACTTGTTGGACTGGAAGCGCAACAGGCGCGACATTTTGCGGAACACGGTCGCCACATCGACGGCGTTCTCCTTGTTCGCTTCGGGAACGGCAACGCCCTCGATGTTGCCGTTCAGCACGGCACGTGCGAGCATGTACTTCATCACAAGGTACTCGTCGGTCTGCGCAGAAGCGTACACGCTCTCCACGATAGCCGCGATAAGGTCGGTGATGCCCTGCCACGACAGGAACGCCTGATGCAACTGGTCATCGGAAATGGTGATGGGGTAGTATTTCTGGAAGTTCATCGAGTGGAAAGCAGCGCGAACATCGGGAACGGTTCGCTTGAACACGTCCTGCTCTGCCTTGGAAGGACTGAACTGGAACGGACGCGCGAGGTTGACGAAGATTTCCTCCACCGTCTCGCCGAACTCCAAACGCCCCTTCTTGAACACAGACCAAGGGTTAGTGTACATCTTGGAACTGATGATGACGAAGCCGATGCGGTTCACAAGGGCGTTGAGGTACGCATTGGTCGCGGGGGTGAAGTTCAGGATGTAATCGCCGATTTTGTGGATGGTTTCGGTAGTTCCCGAAATGTCGATGGTGCCGTCCTCCGCTTGGCTGATAACGCCGCGCGCAAGAAGCGGGTTGGCAAGTTCGGGGGTTTCCTCCATGAGGGCGGTCGTTACCGCCACGGGGTCGATTGCGGTGGTGGCGGCCTTGGTGCTTACTTTGGTAGGCATATCGGTTCCTTTCTAGTTGATTCGGTCATCCCACAGGGCTTTGAAGCCACGGGGTCGCGATTCCTTCTTAACGTCTGCGGCGTGGTCGTCGATAATCTCCCGACGGCCGGTGATGCCCTCGCCCGAATCGAAGAAGCGGTCTGCATAACGCTTCTTCCATTCGTCTCGCTCGACGATCAGGTTGTCGCGCTCGGCTGCAACCTCGTCGCGCTCGGCTTCGATGCGGGAATACTCGTCCCGATTGTCCCAGCGCTCGTCCAACTCCGCTGCGTCGCGGTCGATTTCAGCCGCCATTTCAAGGCGCTTGTCCTCGTCAGGCTCCATAGCCAATTCTCGAAGGCTCGGTTCGTAGTTGCTTGCCATAGTTCCTCCTTACTTGTGAATGGTGAACACATCGTCAATCAGTATTGTACCACCTTTCACGTCTTTGGGCTTCAACTTTCCCTCGAAAGACGCACCATAATCGAAATTCTCCATAGTAACCGATTTATGGCACCTCGCGGGCATCCCCGCACAATGCACCACCAGCTTTCCTCCTTCCTCGAAACAGTACGTCTTGGCTCGTATGGCTTTGAACCTCTCGAAAACATGCTCCTTCTTCCACGCGCCCAACTCAACATCGTCAACCCATATAGCGACAGGCGGTTCCGTTCCGAGCAGGTAACATGAATCTGTGTCACAGTACAGCCACCTGTCATAGTTGGCTTGCGCGGCTCTGATTGTGAACGAACGAGCGTAAGCCGTTATGAACGCCCCTGCTGGAAGATATACGGCTTCTGCGTATTCCTCTGGAAGCAACGAGTACTTCACTATTCCATCTTCAAGGTACGGTCTGCGAGATTGCTTTACAGGATTAGTCGCCATCTTGCCATATAAGCTGTTAAGCTGCAACTTGGCGATTGTACGCATACCCTGGTTGCCATCTATCGTCGCTTGCGTTTTCACCTTCGTCCATTTATCCACGTAATCTTTGAACAAGTCGGTTGAACCTTTGAACTTGTATCCTCTGATGTATCGAATATCGTGAACGTCGTACTGCTCGAACAACATAGCAAGGTCAACGGAAGTAAGGCACATGACCTGCAAGCCTTTGGAATCTTTGATGTACTCCGTCTCCCCGAACATCCTGTTTCCCTTCAACTGCAAACAGGGAATATGGTCTGGTTTAACGGTGAAGTCAGCTTCTATGTACTGAATGTACAGCGGGTAGCAGTCATCATGCACGTACTTCCCATCGTACTGTATAGGCTCGCCGTATGGAAGAACCTCTCCGTGAGCAGAAGCCATGACGGACGGATACAGGCTGTTCACGTCGAAACTGCAACCCGCGCCGACTATCTTTCCTGCGAAACGAGGATTGACGGCTGTGAAGCCGCCTTTGTAGCACCCTCCCTCTCGAAGGTCTTCGTCATAGTCAGGTTCAGGAAACCAATCCCTGAAACGAAGTTTGCCGCCTATTATCTTCTGGTAATCCTTGAAAGCATTGGAACCTGCGGTGATGCGCTTCATATCCTGCTTGAACATGACTTCCAATGCCATCGCGGCTATCTCGACATCATGCGAAATGTAAGCCTTTTCGTCATCAGTCAACTCGTGACCCGCATCCCTGAACTCCACGTAGTCCATTTCCAGCTTTTCTATAGGCAAGCCGAACGCCTTGGGAATGGCGGCGATTGGAAGCGGTATAGCCTTCAAACTGTCTAGGAACTCAACAGCCCTGTTCTCGTCAAACCACAGTTTGATCGAATAGAACTGCGACATATCGGAAATAAGGGTGGTGAACCTATGAACGCCGCATTCGGACTTGACGGGTATCCATTGCCAGCCGTTCGACATGATATGATGAAGTATGAACTTTCCATCGAACTTCAAATTGTGGAAGTACACCCTAGAGCCTGAATGAACCTCGCACCATTCGATGAAGGTTGCGATGTCGTTCCCGTATTGAATGTTGGAAGCGTTGCCCACCTCGCATACAGCCCAAGCCCATACACGACAATCGTCTGCTAATGTTGTGGTTTCAAAGTCTGCTGCATAGCTAGGCACTTCACCTTCCTCCCGTTCTCCAAAGTCCCATACCAACGTGTCAAGCTGCTTGTCCTCGAACATCAGACACCCTCCCAATACTCGACAAGCCGCTGCATCTTCGCATCGCGGGCTTGCGGCTCGTATATGAACTTGATAGACGGGCTTTCGTCAATGGCTTTCTTCAACGCATCGAAGTCTTTGGAAGCAAGTTCTATGATAGCGTCCTCGATACGGGATATGGCTTCGTCGTATTCGGCGAACCCGCCGAATACGGTGCGAAGGGCGTTAGTGTAGTTCGAGAAGTAACGGCGAGCCTTTTCAACGCTTGACATATTCAGTTCCCTCTCCTGTGTTTCAAGGAATCTCCGCAAGGAAGTCGCAGACAAAGACGAAGGTTTGCGCGTGTCACGCGACAACGCCGCTTGGTTGAGCGTGCCTATGCGTCCCGCTTTAGGCTGCTCAACGCCCATTCTCTTAGCCTTCATGGACTTTGCGCGCTCACGCACGCTTTTGAGAACGGAGAACTCATGCCGCTCGTATCGGGTTACCAAAGACCCATCATCTTGACGGACTAAGGTGAGCGCATCTGGTCTGGTTGCACGGGTAAGCCTGTTCACGGTATTGTTCAGCGCACGCCTTGAACCTATATTCGCCTTCAACTCCTTGTAACTGACCTCGCTTGGCAAGAACTCCGCTGCAAGCGGGTTGGCTTTGGCCGCTTTTCGTATGGCATTGTTATAACGCCTTGCCGCGCTGTTCAGGCGTTTGCGCTGATTGTCATTCCACGCAATGTTATATTCTCTCGACAATCGTACCACCTGCTTTTATTGTTATCGTATATAAGAAACCCACGGGTTTCCACTTGGCAGTAAAGTTGGATAACTGCAATGTAGTCTACTTCCACGGAGAAATGGAACCTCCTAGTCATGGAATCGTTCAACCATTCGATGCGGCTTTCCATCTTGTCTTGAAACTTATACAAATGAAAAGCACTGGAAAAGAAGAACTCCAACCCTCTCCACGTGCATTTGTAAGGCGATACATTGAGATTGTACTCAATGCCGTTCTTGGTAGGCATGAAACCTCCTAATAACTGTACTGCTTATGCTTGGATGCAATAGGCAGCATACATGAATTAAGGTAGAAAACAATCCCCCCGGCTTTGACATTGCCATAGGCGTTCAAGCATCGCATAACTTCCTCGGGATCATCCTTGACGACAGGGTATTTATCGTCCTTTGTGAACATGTATTCGAAAGTTCCAGTTTCAGGATGCGCGGTGAATACGCTCACGCCTTGCGGAACAGGTCTGTCCCATCGGGTGACTGTCCTGTTCAGAACACGCCCCATAGACATGTAAACGAACTCGCAAACAAGGTCTTTGTCTGCGGTGTTGAGCATGTTGGTTTTCTTATACATTATAGCTCCTTACAGCTGGAGCCGCCGAAAATGGCGGCTCCTAGTCAGCTTGATATGCGGATGAACCCTAGAACTGGACTGAAAGAGTGAGCATGGAGCCGTTGGCTACCTTCTCCTGCTTAACCACTACGGGAATAGGCTGCTCCCAAGTAGGTTCGCCGAACGTGGCAATCAGCTTTTTCAGCGCAGAGAACATGCCGACGGAAACGCACTCGTAGGCTTCTCCCTTATCGTCAATAAGGACGATTCGCGGTGCCTTGTCAAGTTCGCCAGTCTCCTTGTTCACCAATTCAAGGGTTTCGGCGTACACGTCGCGCAACATGATTTTCTTGTTGATGAAGTCGGCGATTTTGTGCTGCGGATTGTTGGCGGCATTGAACACAAGCGCCTTATCCTCCATCGTCTCCGCCTTGACGGAGCAGAAAGCGGCAAGGTTGGAACCCTCCAACTCGCGAACATCGTACTCGCGCATATCGCTGGTAACGTCGGCGGTGGAGATTGCAACAATTTCGTTAGACATGATGAAACACCTTTCTTTCGGTTATGGTTTACTGAACGTCAACGGTCGGGGTATCGGGTTCGATGTTCTCTTTCTTGATAATGGTGGCATCATCCAAGAACTTGTCAAGCGGCATAGCGTAGGTGATAGTGCCGATGGGCTTCCACTTGATGGTAAGACCCTTGGGCATGGGCTGCCCTGTCGCGGCTGCAAGTTCTGCGCGTGCAAGCGATTTCGTCATGCTAGCGCCCTCTGCGTTGCACTCGGCAACGACCTGAACGGTAGGAAGTCCGTTCTCGTCCTCGCCAAGGTCATACGCCTTGATTTCGTACTCGGTCAAAGTGCGGGTGATGTTCTGCATTTTCTTTCCTTTCGATTAGTGAACAACCCTTACAACTGATGATTATACGCCTTATCAGGGCTGAATGAATCGCAAACCCTACTTTTCATAAAATCTTCACATGCTATTTCAGGGATGTTTTTAGCGTCGCTCAGGTTAGCGAAGCGCAGGTCAGCGTCGCTCAGGTTAGCGAAGCGCAGGTCAGCGTCGCTCAGGTCAGCGAAGCGCAGGTTAGCGCCGCTCATGTCAGCGCGGCTCAGGTTAGCGTCGCTCAGGTCAGCGCCGCTCATGTCAGCGCCGCGCAGGTTAGCGCCGCGCAGGTTAGCGAAGCGCAGGTCAGCGTCGCTCAGGTCAGCGAAGCGCAGGTCAGCGTCGCTCATGTCAGCGCGGATCAGGTCAGCGTCGATCAGGTCAGCGCCGCTCATGTCAGCGCCGCGCAGGTTAGCGCCGCGCAGGTCAGCGCCGCTCATGTCAGCGCCGCGCAGGTAAGCGAAGCGCAGGTCAGCGCCGCGCAGGTAAGCGAAGCGCAGGTTAGCGCCGCGCAGGTCAGCGCAGCTCATGTCAGCGCCGCTCATGTCAGCGCCGCGCAGGTCAGCGCCGCGCAGGTCAGCGCGTTTTCCTTCTTCCATGTTGTATAGCCATTTTTTGTGGAGATCAAGAATAGTTTGAAGTTCTTCAGTCGTGTACTGCATGATGGTTCCTTTCGTGTTCTAAAACGATTCCAAGCTTCCAAGAAACGGTAAGGCTATAATGAATGCATAGCGCAACGCCTTGATATACCACGGCGCATATAACCACTGTTCATCGGCTGTAAGGTCACGGGCTTTCATTGCTTGTCCTTTCAACGTGTTATCTCCTGACACCTAGTATAATACACGTGTAGGGTTGGTGTGTCAAGAGGTTTATTAGAAAATATTGATAATGTTTGTATGTATATGTGCGGTGATTGTCTAGGGTTGTACAGATGGGAAATCATCGTGT